ATTATTAATCCTTTTGACAAACCACATGGGGAAAATGCCATAGTGCTTGTAGATTATAAAACAACGAGTGATTGTTCCGTCAGGGGTTTTACCAATTCGGTAAGGCGGTTCTCGTATGATCTACAAGCCGCATGGTATAAGCGTGGCTTTGAGCGTGCTGGTTTTCAGGTGCATGACTTTGTGTTTGTGGCACAAGAAAAGAAAACACCCTATGCCAGTAAAGTATTTAAAATGAATCATACTGATATGGAGATAGGTTGGAACTTTCTAAGCGACTACCTAGAATCATATAACAAAGTCATAGCTGGTCAGACACCAACAATATACAACAGCCCTAACGTTGTTGAGTTAGATACTGGTAATTTTTACAGAGAAGAACAAAATGATTGATGCCGAAGACTTAATAAAAGCAAGAAAAATACTTAAAAAAGAAGCAGAGTCTTACACAAGCCTAGGCTTTGGTGAATATGTTATTTATAAAAACTTAGCAAAAAAATATAATTTCACACAAAATTGGAACACTATTAAAAAATTTGTAGATCAAGAAATAAAAAGTTTTAAGTCTGCTGAAAAAATAGCAATAAGTATTTTGGAGAAACAAAATGACAGATAAGTTTAAAATAGAAAAAAATATACCAATAACACCACAAAGACACAAACAGAACACTCTTGCCGATCTTTTAAATAAAATGGATGTTGGAGATTCAATTAAAGCAGACTTTAAAACTATAGAATCATTAAGAACTTTATCAAATAAAATTGGTGTGAAATGTACAACTAGAAAACTTTTTGATAAAGACAATATGTATAGAATTTGGAGAATAAAATGACAGATAATGTAAACCACCCCCCACACTACAAGAAAGGCTCTATAGAGTGTATAGACGCAATAGAATCAGCTTTAACCTTTGAAGAGTTTAAAGGGTATTGTAAAGCTGCAGCCATTAAATATGTATGGCGTGAAGATCATAAAGAATCTAACGTACAAGATCTAGATAAAGCAATATGGTATTTAACTAGGTTGAGAAATAAAATGGTGGACAGATGATGGATATGAGTTTTTACGCTGTTATAGGCATGTTATTACTTATAGCTTACGCATTTATGGAGAATAGATGAATAGAAAAGATAGAATAGAAGAGCTTGAAAAAAAAATTATTTACATAAAATCTGTGTTGAAAGAAACACAGGACGAACTTTTTTTATTAAAAGTTGAAGAAAATCAAGCAAAAGAAAAGGGGCATAAAGCCCCTATCCACGAGAAGACTATCTCTTAAAAAGGTGGCACTGCTTCTGGTGGTGGGCTCATGTCTGAATCCACAGCCAAAAGATAATTCTTAATTTTAGTTTTCATCATTTTAACTTCGCCGTTATCACCTTGAAATGAATCTTCTTTTTGATACATATCAAGAGTCAGATTTTTACCTACAAAGTGACCATGCTCTTCAGGATACTTTTTAAGACCACAAGCTTTAGTAAGCCTAGTAAACATTTCTGTACTTATACGCTTATTTTTTTCATCTGTGCTCCAAAGGTTATACCATTCGTTGTGATCTTTATATTTACCACCATCAATTTGAAACGTTACTTTCAAAGTCCAGTTACCAGCTTGTGACTTATATTTCTCAGTCGCTATAATTTTAGCGTTATGTTCACCCTCTGGTGCAAGTGGGACACCCGAAGGCATCTCACTTAAGTTATCAAAAAATTCTATATCACCGAAATCAGACATTAGTTTCTCCCATATCGTTAGTTAATGAAAACCCTAACTTTTCAATTAGGGCTGTTATGTCAGGCTTTTCAAAGTTTTCTAGTTTACCACTTCTATCTTTAGCCTTATAATTTTGTCGATGAATAGTTTGCAACCATCTATGTGAAACAGTTTTACCTTCATCATCTTGGCTATCGATAACTCTAAGTGCTAATACTTCATCAAAAAAGTATGTTATTGATTCGCCTAGTTTAGTACCAACCATTTTAGGTGCATGTTTTAATATGCCATCATCATTGACTACATCTTCTTTGCACAAAAATAATACGTGCATGTTTAGATCTCTAAACGCACGCATAAGATTTGTAACAGATTCCTGGACATTACCATACGCCATTCTTGGATCTTTACTGCGAGATTTTTCCCATGTAAGCAAGATCTCACTTATTTCAGATACTGAATCTAAAACTACAGTGTCATATTGTAGGGTGCCAGATTTTAAAGCGTCATGAAGTTCCATAACTTCAGCTGCTTCTTTTACTTCGATAGCATCAACGTTCTCTGCATCTTTAATAGATAACAATCCAGCTTCAGCACTTATTACAAGCACCTTACCTGGGCACGTCTTTGCCAGTGTTGTCTTTCCAGAACCAGCCATACCATACACCAGGATCTTTGCACCTTGGCTTTGTACCAACTGACTCGGAGATACGATTCTACTTGTTAACGTCATTTTTTTCTCCTCTTAAATTAAAATTAACTTGCACATTATATACTTAATCGTTACCATATGTAAAATTAAATTTACAAATAAATTTATAAGGAGAGTTTATGGAAAATCAAAACCAAGAAAATACTTTGTGGCAAGCAAATTATTATTTCAGAACAAAGACATTAGCAACAAAAAAATTAAAAGAATTTGAAACACTAGGTGTTAAACCAAATCACACTAATAGAAAAGTCAAACCGTACACATTAAAAGAATACATAGAGTTTTTAGGACAAAGAGAAGCTGCCGAAAAGTTTGGGTGCTCTGAAGCATCATGTAAAGCATGGCGTTATGGTTATAGACAACCTACGATCAATCAAGCTAAACAAATTATCAAAGCTACAGACGGCAGATTGGATTTTGAATCTATTTATGGACCTGTATCAGAGATATTAGTAACAGAAGCTTAGTGTGTTTCAGCTCAATATTACTGAGGACGACACATCCTTAGAGCAAGCACTTGCCTACTATGATGAAGGTTATAATGTCGTTCCTTTACAAAGATCTAACAAAAAGCCACCACCTTTTTTAAAAGGTTGGGAGCAATACAAAGAGGAAAGACCCCCTAGAACCCTTGTAGAATCATGGTTTAAGGACAGGGACAACCTTGTTGTGGCTCTCGTATGTGGATCATTTATTGTTGTAGATGCAGACTCGCCAGAGGCTATGGACTGGGTAGAGAAGAATCTACCTGCATGTCCTTTCAAAGTTATTACTGGTAAGGGTATGCATTACTATTATAACAATCCACAGAACTATACCACCTTTGCTACAAGAAGAACTGCTGAAACACCTATAGAAAGACTTATAGATATTAGAGGTGTAGGTGGTTTAATTATTGCACCCTGGAGCAGACACGCTAACGGTCAAATATACAAACCCATAACCTTTCCTGATTGGAAAATACACGATCATAATGACTTACCAGACTTTACTGAAGTTGAGTTTACAAAGATAACTGGTGTACCTAAAACAGAATCAAGCGTGCAGACAGCACCGTTCTCATTAGAGGGTGTGCACGAAGGTTCAAGAAACGATGGAGCGGCTAGGATTGCAGGCTATCTTATCTCTAAAAATGTAAACCTACAATTTGTAAAAATATTTTTGCATAATTGGAACAAACAAAACACTCCACCACTACCACAAGCAGAGATAGATGGCGTAGTAGAGAGTGTTAAGAGCACGCACGATAGAAAGAATCAGATAGCACCTTTGTTCATACAAGCCTCAGAAACCATACAAAAACCAAAAGATCTATTTAATCCACCTGGCTTACTAAAGGACATGTTTAAGTTTTGCGAAGAGATAGCACAAGTGCCACAACCAGAGCTATCCTTAATCGGTGCACTATCTTTAGCTAGTGTAAGCTGTGGTCGTATATATAGAACTAATATGAATAATTTTTCATCTATGTATTTCATGGGCATCGCTAAGTCTGGCCAAGGTAAAGAAAACATTAAGACATTTGTAGAGTCAGTGCTTAACGCTAGCGATCATGAAAAGCTAGTTGTTGGTGATGGTTATACATCTAGTGGTGCTGTTCACTCTGTATTAAAGATGAGACCTACACAAATAACCATTATGGATGAGTTTGGTAAAAGACTAGAAGCCATAAGTAACTCACAAAACACTAATAGAGAAGATGGTATTCAAACACTTATGGAAGCATGGGGTAGGTGTCATGGTACTTTAAGACCAGATAATTATTCGCTTATGAATGTCCAGGAACAATACAAAGAGATGATGATGAGTCGTGTTACACATAAACCAGCTATAACGCTTGTGGGCTTATCGGTGCCAAAGAACTTTTACAAAGCACTCAATAGTGGTCGTATAGCAGATGGCTTTCTGAATAGGTTTGTTGTTGTTGAATCAAAAGAACCAAGAAGGGTAGGCGAGCTTAAAAGATTTAAAGAGCCACCTACATCAATAGTGAACTGGATTAACTATATAAGAAGGCAAAGAGGTAACATGGATGATGTTGCAAGAGACAATGCAGAGATAGATTTAAGTCAGATAGTATTAAACTTTGATAGAGAATCAGAAGAAATACTGCAAGATTTCGCAAGAGAGATCGTAAAACGACAAGATATACTAGAAAAAGACAATCTAGAGCCTCTTCTAAGCCGTTCTAAGGAAAAAGCTATGCGTTTGTCATTACTTTGTACTCTGGCTTCAAATGCAGACGCTAGAGAGATTACAGGCGATATTACACAATGGGCGGTAGATTTCATTAGATATTACGATTTATTGTTTATAGAAGCTTGTAGAGATAAGGTAGCAAGTAGTGCCATGGAATCTAAAATTAAACAGGTTCTTTCGTTTATTAGATCAAGAAATGGCGAGGGTATCTCAAAACGTGAAGTAGATAGGCATGAGCTTTTTCGTAGCATGAAGTCTTATGAAGTCAAAGAGATTATAGAAAGGCTTATGAACGCAGGTGAAATACAAGAGGTAGAAATAAAGGTAGGTGGTAAAGGCAGACCTGCTAAAAGGTTTGTTGCTGTCGATCCTACTTTCTTTGAAGAATGAGGTTACAAGTAGTGCCTATGACAATAAGTGATGCGAATGAATTTGTTGATAATTTTCATAGGCATAATAAACCTGTTAGGGGTGCAAAGTTTGCTATTGGTGCTTCTTATAATGATCAGCTTGTAGGAGTAGCCATAATAGGTAGACCTATATCAAGACACATGGACGATGGTTTTACAGCAGAAGCAGTCAGAGTTTGTACAAATGATACGTCACCAAATAATACTAATTCTTTTTTATATGGTAAGTGCTGGAGAATATGGCAACAAATGGGTGGTAAAAGAATGATCACATACACATTACAGTCAGAGTCTGGATCTAGCTTGAAAGCTGCTGGCTATAAAATAATAGGAGAAACTTCTACAGATAAAAACCATAAAGGATGGACTACAAGACCAGGTAGAGAATGGCAACCTGTCACAGGTCAAGCAAAGTTTAAGTGGGAAAAAAGTTAAACTACAGGTCTTCCTGCAATACGTTCAGCAAAGTCCAGACGTTCTGGCGATAAAGGATCTACAGATGCTTGCGTAGTATCGACTTGGGGTAATGGGGGCGGTATATTTATAGGCTTTGTAACATCAATAATTCTTTGTCTTATATTATCTATTATGCCAGTGCTTTCTTCCAAACCAGTATCTATATCTTCATCTGTTAATCCTATAGCCTCTGCACCAGCTTCAAATCCTCTATCAACTAGACCAGCAGTTTCCGAAGCAAAAGGTATAAATTCACCATCAACATATCTTAAACCAGCTTGTCTAGCTGCGTTTATCATTAATCTAAACGCTTGTGATACTGAACCTGGATCAGTTTTGGACATTAAACTTACAAAAGCTCTGTTAGAAAACAAAGACCTAGCTATAGCTAAACTGGTTAACAAAGGTAGACTTGCAAGTGGATTAAATACTATCGTTGCTGCTATACCAGCTGCTACCAAACCACCAGCACCACCGCTTCTGCCCTTTTCTCCGACAGTAAAAGCATCTATTTGTTTATGAAATTGACGCAAGTCTTGTGTAATTTCTTTACCAAACATAGCTTCAAGTGTTTCATCACCATAAGAATCTAAAGCAGTTTTTAAGTTTTGATGTTTAAATACATCATTAATTTTACCCTTACCATTAAAATCAATGGCTTTGGCTAAAAGTTTTTGCATGCTAGCTTGTTGAATACTGTTAAAGACTTCTGGGCTAACTGTTTCTTTTACCGTGTTAATATTTGCAAATGCACCTGGTCTAAATATGCTATTAACTGTTTCCTCAATGCCAACGTCTGGTAATCTAGCGATGGCTCTGTTAGCTTCAAATTTTAGTTTTTCATCAGAGGCTTTTGCTAATTGTTCTAACCCTGCAATAAATCTTTTACCTTGCTCATTTGCATTTAAACCTCTACTTGCATTTTCAACAGTAAATTTATTTACCAAGTTTTTAATTGCTAAAGGTTTTAATCTAGGACTTATTTGGTTTATTTGTTTTATAGTGTCTATTACTAACCTACCACTTGATTGTTTTGTTAGAGGATCTCTAAATAGCTCATCAAATTTGCCTAGGTTTTCTCTATCAAACCTCAACATCTGTCTTGCAAACTCAGTAAAATTAATATCTGTTAAGCCATCATTAGTAGCATTTTGAAAAGCGTCATTAAATAATCTTTGTTTAAGTTGTGCTTTTAATCTGTTCTCATAAAAGTGTAAATCAACACTACCATCATCTTTAATTTTTCTATACTTTGGGTCTAATTTAACGTAATTATCATATTCGGCTAAAGCTTTAAAAATATTTTGTAGCTCTTGATTGCTTCCACTAAGAATGGCATCTTTATATACTTTATCAGCATTAATAGAGCCTTTTTTTGCATTTGAAATAATTCTATCCATTTCAATATTGTCAAATGGTTTCATTCTTTCAAAATGTAGTCTATTTGCATCTCTTAAATTTGTAATAGATTGTTGTAATTCTTTTATCTCTGGCTCTTGTAATCTGAAACCTTTTGCTTGTAATTCTTGTTGAATATTTTTAATACCATGTTGTTCTATTTCAGTAAGAATACTATCACCATTATTTAGAGATCGACCAGCCACATATTTAGTATCATCTAAAGTGCTTAAAACATGAAATAACAAATCTCTTTCTTTAGATGCCTCTATCACTTCTGTAGTAAAATCTCTTATCTCTGATATATCATTTCTAATTTGTCTTAAATTTATACCACCAACACCTGTTTCAATAGCTCCTTCAGCCCTTAATCTCATGTCACCGATTACACTGTCTAACTGCTCTACTACACTACCTCCAACCTCTGTTCCTGGTCTTTTCATTTTCCAAAAATTACTTTTACCCTTGTAATCTTTTATAAGTCTTTCAGCGACTTCAACATGTTTTAATACAATTTTATTTAGAGCCACAGTCATAGCTTTTGCTTTTTCTTGTCCTAAAGTATCTTTCAATGCACCAATTTCTGGATCACCAAATCTATTTATAGTTACATTTTCTGGGCTTGTTAGATTAAGAAAAGTTTTATCTAGCTCTCTATACCTTTCACCACTTTCTCTAGTTACAGCTTGACGAGCACTGGCTAGTGTATTTTTTAATTCCATGCCAAAATCAAATCTACTGGGTATGGTGCCATAATTACCAGCCTCAATCACATCAGCTCCAATATCTTGTAATAGTTCTTTAAGTGTTTCGGTGACTTCTTGCTCTCTTTGTCTTAATAATTGATATGATTGATTAACAGACTCATCTAAACCTTTTTTTGATGATTCTGATATGTATGAACTTAATTGATCTTTTTCTGCTTTTATTCCTCTTAGTAAGTAATTTAGATCTTGCTTCAGAGCTCTTATATTTACTTTATCTCTATTATTACCAATAGCAGATTCAGCAAACTGTTGTATACGTCCTGGCAACATTTTTCCTAAAGCTTGTTGCGATGGCACAGCACCACTTACTTTATTGTAAGCGTACTCAAATTTTTTAACTTTACCATCTTTTATAGCTTTCAATATTTCTTTTTCAGTTGCAGGTCTACCAAGATCCTCATCTAATCTTGCTACATCAGGCCAAAATCTATTTCTACTTTGTTGATACAATATTCTTTGATTTTCTATAGGTGCTCTTTTACCTAAAAACATTCTGTAGACTGCTGCTGGAGCTTCACCAAGCAAACCTTGACCAACAGAACCTATTATAAACTCTTCTTTGAGCAAATCTTCTATA